AGGTTCTTCTCTTCCTTAGAGAGCTTCGTATTCCAATCCACGACATCATCGTGAAGAGGGACTTCCTCAGGCAACCAGTGCATCTGGTTCTGAGCCTTGTAGGCCTCAAAGGCCCACGGATACTGGAACGGTTTATAATTAGTACGGGGTACAAGCAGGGACATATCAACCTTCGCAGGATAAACAGCCCTCATAGTCATTCAGAGCGGACCGGGCAATCTTTGTTGAGACTGTCTCGGCACGTCGAATGGCTTCGGAGCGTAAATAGTATAGGGACTTCAGGCCCTTCTTCCATGCACGGAAGTGTACATGGTGAAGCAGGGTGACGTCGGCATTGGCAGGGAGGAACACATTTACACTTTGCGCTTGGCAGATGTACTCTTGTCGTTCGGCTGCATGATCTACAATCCATCTCTGGTCAATCTCGATGGCGGTCTTGAACACGCCCTTTTGGGTTTCGTCTAGGAACTGCAGATGTTGCACAGAGCCCCCATTGGTAATGATCGAGGACCACACCTCGTGTGTGTCCTTACCCATCTCAGCGAGCACCCTAGTCAGGTACGGGTTCTTCACCAGGAAGGAGCCAGTCTTGGTCTTCGCGGTGTAGGCGTTGGCCCGATACGGTTCGATGGATGGAGAGGTATCCCCGCAGATGATCGATGAGGATGCGTTGGGGGCAATCGCCATCAGGTGCATGTTGCGTACAGGATCGCTCAAGCTGGAGTCAGGGGCAGCCCCTCGTTCCCCTGCTAGTTCGCGGGTGGCTCTGGATGCTTGCTCTTTGATGTGCTTGAAGATCCTGTGGTTGATGCCCACGGCCATCGGGGAGTCAAACGCCAGCCCATAAGACTGCAGTAGGGCATGGAAACCCATAGCGCCAAGACCAATGCTGCGCTCCTGACTTGCCGAATACACAGCTTTTGAAAGTTCTGGTGGAGCATTTTCAATGAAGTAGGACAAGACATTATCTAGAAACCTCACTAAGTCTTTAATGAACTGAGGGTCGTCCTTCCACTCATCCCAGGTCGCTAGGTTCACGGACGACAGGCAGCACACAGCGGTGCGCTCATCGTTGGTCGGAAGGGTGATCTCGGAGCAGAGGTTGGACTGGTGAACAGCCAGGCCCAGTTGCTTCTGTGACTCAGGGAGTGCCCGGTTGGAGGCATCGATGAAGTGGATGTAAGGCTCTCCAGTTTGCATCCGCATATCAAGGAGTCGCTGCCACAGGTCACGAGCCGGGAGGGTTTTCACGACCACCTTGGAATGGGGGTCAATCAGGTCCCAATCTGCCCCACGCTCTACTGCCACCATGAAGGCATCCGTGATGTTCACCCCATGGTGGAGATTCAGGCATCGGCGGTTGGAGTCACCACCTGAGGGCTTGCGCATCTCCAGGAACTCTTCGATCTCCGGGTGGGAGATGTCGAGATAGGCAGCATAGGAAGCCCGCCTGGTCACACCCTGAGCAAACGCAAGAACCTCCGCATCCACAACCTTCAGGAAAGGAATGGCACCAGAAGAGCGGCTGCCTCCGGACGTATTGACACCGTTGGAACGGACCCTACCCCAGTAGCCACCAATGCCTCCTCCCATGGAGGAAAGCCAGGCGTTCTCTGTGTAGTGCCCCGTCAGCCCACCGCGGCTATCCGGGACGAAGTTGAGGAAACAAGAGATGGGCATCCCGCGTTTTGTTCCTCCGTTCGAGAGTATGGGGGTGGAGAACATGAACCACAGCTTCGAGGCGTAGTCATAGATTCGCTGGGCCATTTCGGGGCTGTCCGAGAAAGCCTCGGCTGCACGGGCGAAGGCATCCTGAGGGGACTTCTCGCCATCAGCGAAATAGCGGTCAGCCAGTGTGGTGATACCAAACGGAGTGAGAAGGCTATCTCTGGAATAATCAATCTTAACGGTCGTCACCATTGCCTTGTATTGTGTTGTTGGTTTTTCGATTTGACAGCTTCTCGATGTTGCCGATAGCAATATCCTCTAGAGTAAAGCCGTAGTCACTTGCGACTGCCGTAAGGCACCACAGGATATCTCCAAGTTCTTTCTTGGCCTGTTGCAGATAGTCGCTCTTGGCCCCATCACGGATAGCTTTTGCTTCCAGCGACATCAGCTCTCCAACTTCCCCTGACAGATTCATCAGGGCGTAGAGGGCGTTAGCTGAAGGCAGGCGGAACCTCAGCGCCCCATGCATGTATTCATTCAGGTGCATAGATTTCCTCGTAATTCTCAATGAGATATTCAAGGTAGTGCTTGGCTTTCTCCAAGTCCTCGACCTTGCCCTTGCCCTTGTGGCGCAGGGCATACTTGACAATGTTCCCTTCCCAGTAGTTCAGATCCCAAGCACGGATAATATCCCACGGTTGAATAGGATTGAAATAGTGGGTGCCACCTACCTGACGGTGGGATTTATCTTCCTGCGAGTCAAAGGATATAGCGGGGAATGAAGCGAGCGGGTCGCCAAAGATGTGGTTCAAGTCGGAGTCCATAAAATGATTTTCTTCTGAATGTCGTCGTAGTCAGTTGCCCGAAGGATACGCGCAACACGGGCCTGGGTAAGAGCCTCTTCTTCACCGAACCCTGCCTTTTCGTAGGCAGCGACAACGTGCTTCCAATAGATCTCCTTGAGCTGCTTGGGGTTGGCCCATGGGGTACCCTCATCAAGAGCCTTCTGGAGGATCTTCTCGGCACCCACAGGTCCCACCCCTGGACAGCCTGCATAGCCATCCGAGGTGTCCCCCGTGAGGGTCTGGATCATGTGCCACTTGTCAGCCTGGTGCTCAGTGATCTCAAAGAACTCATCGCGGCCAAAGTTGTAGTGCTTACCGGGGATCGTTTTTAGATCCTTGTCGGTTGTGCAAATGATGAACTCACGGGCAGGGTCTAGTTTACTCTTGGTGGTCGCCCAGATACCAAGAACATCATCACCCTCAAGAGTTGGGATGCTGATGCAGTCGTACTTATTGGCATATTGCCTGACCCATTTGAGAAGCATGGGCTTACGGGTCTCTGCACGGTTCCCCTTGTAGGTAGGCAGGACATCCTTGCGCCAGTTCATGGAGTCCGAGAATGCCAGCAGGAAGTTGGCTGCCTCGACCTTCTCAAGGACCCTGTTCAGGGAAGTCTCGAAGGCCAGGGCAGCTTCCTCCTCGAAGGCGTGAAGGGTCCACAGCCCCTCCCCCCAGTCAGTAGCTTTCTCACTTACTGCAGCGGCTTGGTAGGCTAGGATGTCGGCGTCGATGAGAGCAGTGCGCAAGTCTTTTCCTTTGGTTCAATGTTCATTAAAAATTCCCAAGAGGTTGGAAATAACTCACCCATTGTGTCGGATACCAATTGAGCAATCTCTCTGGTTTCCTTCTGGGTATGGGAGTCTAGTCGCAGGGAACACATCCTAGCCCAAGCGTAGAGGGTGCCACTCCAGATCCACTCGGTCATGGTGTTCTGAGGGAGAACCATACGTGCCTGCTCAGCACAGACCCCGACCTCAAGCAATGCTTTGTAGGTCCGCAGGCAGGCGCTCACCATCTCGTCTGGAAGAGAGATGCAGCCATGGGAATCTTCCATCTTGTAGATCGGAGACAGGTCCGCAGGCTCGTCTGAGCTGCCCTGCTTCACATTGGCTGCTGCCTTGCGCCACACCTCTGGGATGTAGAACTCAGGATCATCATTGACGTAGCGCCTGCTCACCTCGTTCCAGCTAAAGCCAACCGTGTGCTTCACGAGTTGGCGGGCCACGAAGATCGGAGCCTTGACGCGGAAGGATGCTGAGCAATGAGCGAAGGGAGACCAGTGGTTATGCTTGGCCAGGTATCTGATGAGGCCCCGGTCAGTTGTTTGGTCAAACTCATCGTGCTCTTTGGCAAAGCTAACCCGGGCTGCATTCACAACGGTCAGGTCTGAACCCATATGGTCCAGAAATTCAACACTCATGTCAGCAATATTCATCTTACTCCTTGGTTAACTCTGTAGTACTGGTGGTGGAAATGACGGCAATGTATTCTGCTACGTGGGGATTTTCCACGAGAACTGAGGACAGTCCTGTGGCCAATCTGTGGGTGATCATCTCTTCATCAACTTGGCCCATCATGATGCGCATGTAGTACATGATCATGTGGATCACTTCATGCAGGAAGGTATCCATCTCTTCGACTGGGGTCAGGCCTTCCAAAATTCGGATGCGTTGTTCCTTGGAATAGAAGTCGCCAAAGGCATCAGATCCCCATGGGCCTTCTTCAAGAAACTGCACCGAGATATTCCGGCCCATGAACACCAAGTTCTCTGGGCGATACACCTTGTGATCTAACAGTTCTTGAGCTTCGTCCTGCTGTTCAATAGCTTCATTCATAGAAATCCTTCTTCACGGAGAAGTCCCAGACCCCCCTCCGTTATTCGCCATATACGCCCGTACTGGTGTGGGGCTACTTTTGTTGTGATCAAACCAAGACAAGCCAGAGCGGCAATCTCTTGGTCGAACTGTCGCGCCGTGCCTGACTGGAGAGAAAGGCCGCTGCGGTAAACCTTATGAAGGAGTTCGGTTCGGTTCATATCAGTGTGTGTCTGCCCATGTTTTTCCAACCTTGGACTCCCCTGCGGTAGGGCAGCGGAAACCGAAATAGTCCCCTGCTTTCAGGACGCAATCCTCAGCCATCTTGCGGACAGCCGCGGCAATCTCTGGGGATCTGCAGGCAATCTGGCACTCGTCGTGAGACCATGCACAGAAGGCGTAGTCACCGTCCCATCCATGCTTGAGGCCTGCAGCCTGTAGGTGTTCCTCCAAGAGGACCAGCCACTTCTTGCAGACCAATGCCCCAGCACTCTGCAGGAGAGTGTTCAGTGCAGCGTGTGAGCTGCGAACGTGAATGTGCCTTCCGTCCAGCCCAACAAGATAGCCTCGTTTAGCAGCTCCTTGAACGGCTTCGACAAGTCGTCCGAGGGCGGGCAATGAGCGTAGAAACTTTTGCTTGAGCTTCCGTCCCTCACTCGCAGCTCCACCAGTAATGGAACCAATCTTTGCGTCTCCTGCTCCGTAGAGGAATGCATAAATAAAAGTCTTTGCTTGGTTACGGGTTAATAGGAGATCGGA